GCTCAGGATAGCGAAAGAAAGCCTCGGCGATGTCGTAGGTATCGCTAAAAGCATAGGAGAATTATGAAAAATCGAATCGAAGTAAGAAATCATTAAAAAAGCAAAGGTCATGAACGTGTACTACAAAGTGAAACCCGGCTCTCCGACGTGGAAGCGGGTAGTTGAGTTCGAAGAGAAGCGGGATCGCGTCTTCGAAATTCAGAAGAAGGTGTTGACCAAACTCGGCATCGCCACCTACAAACATTTCGGCGGGGTGTTTTACAGCCCGAATGTCCTCCCGGTAACGTTTACTTCGGAGGAAGCGAAGATCGGCTGGAAAAAGGTCCGGGGCGAGAGCCACTACAAACTCGACACCAAGAGCCCCGAGTACAAGCGCATCAAGAGCGAACTCGAAACGATACCGACGGTGTACAAACACGAACTATCCTCGGCTGTGGGCATCGAAACGAAGATATTCACCCCCGGTTTTGCTCACGATAACAAGGCCAAGGAGATGGTCGTGTGCGTTGACTTCGGATGGATCAGCGACCTGACCGACTTCGAAGAGATTCTTGCGTCTGAGTTCAAAAGAGTCAGCGACAATGTGCAGTAAGAAATTCGGAATCCGGCCGGAGGAGGTAGTGCCCGGCGCGGACGTTTACTACTACCACTACATCTCCGACGTTGATCATAGCGAACCAGTCAAGACCAAGTTCCGCGGTATGCCGTGGCAACTTGGGTCTGGCGACTGGGTTGTTCGCGTGGAAAACGTCGTCGGCGGAGTTTCTCTCGATCACTTATCATTCAATCGCTATGTATAATCTCGAATACGACCGGGTGAACGAATTGTTCGCCGAATGCGCCTACCCTATCGGCGAGAAGCCGAAGGGTCCGGACATCATCGTGGATTCCATCAGCGGGGTCCAGTTCATCTACCGCAAGAAGTTCCAGAAACACCTTCCTGAGATCGGGAAGATGATCGACGATCTCCCCGACGAGTTCTTCGATCTCTCCGGGCCGTTCTCGCTCCTCGCAACGCGCCGCGACGGTACGATGTGGACCGGAGAGCCGATGGTCATGGAGAAGTTCCTGATCTTGGCTATGGCCGCTGGTCTGGCGAAGTTCACACTTCCGCGCTCGGCATGGAAATTCCTACCGAATCAACTCCCCTACATCCACTTCGACCACTATGAGGCTGGAGGAAAATGAGAAGGTTATTTGCCTTGACCGGGCTGTCCAGATCGAGTGCGACCTCCGGATGTCGGATGTACGCGATAAGCGCCGAACTACCGAGCGGTTCTTCGCGCGATACGCTATCATCCAGATACTCCAAGAGATCGTTCCGGGCATCAAGGACGAGCAGATAGGGGCATACATCAACCGAACGAGGTGCGCGGTCATCAACGCAAGGGAGACCCGTAGCGCGATGATCGAGACCGATCCGGCGTACCGGGAACTGGAGGATCAGATAAGAGAGCGTTTAAACGAACTTCTTGGGGGCATGATGATCCAGAAGGTTCGCATGTACGGAGTACTGCGGCCAGATGGACAAATTGACCCGAGTACACTCAAATACGAGGATTATGTGGGCTCTACGCCTGTACAAGTAATTATCAAGCATGCAATTAGATGAACTATGGCTATCCATTATAATCGTAATGGGAGCCCTGATATACTACTGCATGGGTAAAATAGAGGCCCTTGAAGAAAAACTCTATCAACTTAAAAATCAAAACGAAAATGCAGAAAATCGAATTGATGGCGAAGATCGCCGAAGAGACGGGCATTACCAAGACCGTCGTGAACAAGGTGTGTGAGACGTTCATGGACAAGATCGTCGAGACCCTCAAGAACGGGGAGAAAGTCTCCCTCAAGGGCTTCGGAACGTTCAGCGTGAAGGCGTGCCCCGCGCGTAAGGGCTACGACATGAGCCGAGGGAAGTCGGTCACGATCCCGGCCCAGAACCGCATCTCGTTCAAGTTCTCGCCTGCGGTGAAGGACGCCGTGAAGTAGAACAAGGGGAGGGGCCTTCGGGTCCCTCCTTCATTTAAAACCAAATAGCAATGAAAAGCAGTGATTATTTACGGGCGTTCAAAAATCGAGACCTCAACAGAGAGATCGACTTCGCTCAGGCCAAGTGGAAGGAGCACGACCACCACACCTTCGGCGACTTTGCAAAGTGGTTCGAAAATCAGTCGCCGCCGGGATGCAAGCTCACGATTGAGTGTATGTGCGATCCGGAACTGGTTAAGCGTCTCGAAAACATTCCGCTGATATTGATTGATCCCATCTGGCTGGCCGCTACGGGAAAGGCTGGGGTGATTAGCTTCGATGTTCCAAAAAGGCATCTTTAAAGTGCTCAAATCTGGTGGTGCGACTCGGCCCGATACCCTTCAAAGTAGCTATCCGACGAGACGAGATCATATCCACATCTACATCCTTGTAGTCGTTGTACCAAACCCGATCCATCCTGATTAATACGCATAACTCCCTTGCTTCCGGCTCGGCTCTTCGATCCAGCCAATCGCACATTGCGGCCAACGATATAGGGCTTCCGTTCAGGTACGACCTCTCATACGCTTCGACCAAGAATCTCGCCCTCTCGTATGACGGGAGAGACGGAGGTCCGAACACTCCAATCTCGGCGTATAAATCTTTGTAGAATAGAAACCTATGATAGTCGAACATCGTGACAATATCGACGGGTAGCTCGGGTGTAAAAAAGCTACCGGGGTTCGACGTGGCGCTCAACGAAAACACTGATGTCATCCCCTACACATCTCTCGAATTTGTGCCGTTATCGGAAGGTACTACATTATTGCTTTGTTTCGAATTGGCCGATTCCGATGCTCGGTTTAGTCCGTGCGGAAATGTGGTTGTGTATTATGATTTGCCTCCGGCGAACAATCTATGGAGGACAATTGCAGGATTCTTCGATAACGCAAGCAGTTCTAATGGGTTCATCAACGTCCGGCGCCGTGGAGCAGGAATCATTGATTTTCAATGTTTGAGCGCATTAGTAGACGGGTATCCATCCCTCCAAGTGTACCTCAAGCAAATCCTTATACTTGGATAGTAAAGCAAAGCCCCTCGTTTTGAGGGGCTTTTCAATTACTTGCCTGAAATGTTGTGTATTCCGGTTGTTGAGTAGGAGACCAATGGGAAGTTGCCAGAACCAATAAACAAGAGGGTAAAGTCCTTTTGCCCCACAAGTATTTCTTGGGAGTTGTACAACGTCATGCCGTAGTAGTCTCCATTGTCGCTCCAGTTATCCAAGAAGT